GGCGTATTCCGTGTCAGAATATTTGATAATATTGTGACGAGGAAAACCCTTCTCGTTTGCGCCAGCGGCAGTTAGTCTTTCTATCTCATCCCATACATGGTCGAAACCAATGAAACGAGAGTGGGGGAACGAAAACACTTTTGTTCGTGTATTAACCATTGCTATCTCCTTATTTAATTTAAGCAAGATTGTTGTCTATCCTCCGGACAATTCCGCGAGGACACTGATATTTATAACACATTTTTCAGAAAATGTCAATTATTATTTAACCATTCTTCAGCGGTAGTCCCTTCGGACTCAGTGGTTGCTTCACGGTAGTAAATGATCAACTCTTTCTGTTGTCGCACATATCGTCGAACCTCTTGGAAGTTCTCTGCCATCTTTTCATAACCATCAGGCGTGAGAGCAAACACGACAAACTGCCCGTCGAGCATTTTCTCGATCTCTTTGACCTTTTCTTCGATGTTCTCTTCGGTAATGACAAAGAAGTTTACATTGAGTAAATCAATCTCTTGAGGAAGAGGTGGTTGGTAGATGCGTAGAGGTACTTTCTCAGTTACCGTTACTATCTGTGGTTCCGGTTGGATTATCTGTTCCTTCGGACCCCACTCCAGTCTTGGCATCAGGTTGCATCCCGTCAGCAGGAGCGGTATTATCAATATCCATAAGTTCTTTTGTATCATCTTCTAGCATCCTAAACACTTTTTCAGTTCCATTGTTAATCCGTTTCTCGATCATGCCAGGTTTAGCACGAGCAAGACGTGTCAAGTTGTGGTCCTTAAAGACCTTCATATAATTTGATTTCTCTTTTGCCAATTCATTATTCGCCAAGGTGAGCTTGTTCATTGCCTCACCTTGTTTCTTAGCATTTTCTTCTGCTGCTTTAAGAGATGCTTGCGCAGTATTGACAGCAAGTTCTAACTGAACTTGGTTCTCTTTAAGGGTGCGGTTGTTTGCTTCTAGTTGAGCAACAGAAGCTTCGAATTTAGCAACAGTAGTCTGATGATACATATAGCCACCACCAATTACACCAATCCCACCAAATAACATAATCAACTTCAGATAACCAAACATTTTATTCGACCTTTTTCTTGGTTCCTATATTATATTTTGCAACCATATCCCATTCAGATCTCTCGCCGAAAGAAATAATTTTTATCTGAGATAAAGGAGCCAAAGGCTCTTTGTGTTCTTCAGGTTTTACAATTTCAATTAATCCCCATTCAGAAAGAAGATTTGCAATTGAGTTTCTCCTACCTTTATCACTGTCTTCAAAATTTGTAGGCTTACCGTCAAGCGCAAATAGTTCCTTGAAATGTACAATAAAGTATCTACCTCTTTTATGTAATATGTGACAAGACTGATAAAGTTTTAATTCTTTTCTTGATGCAACACCAATTCTAGTTAGTGTTTCTCTGACTTTTAAAAAATCGTCAGGTGATTTCAAACGAACTTCTAATAATGTGTCTATATTTACCACAACAACTCCCCAAAACGTTCACTCGCCTTTTTCAGCTAGTATTTTCAATTCATTCAACTGATCCTCACTCATGATTTTCAGTGCTTCTCTCGCTTTGGGCTTGCTGTAATTAAACATTTCTGAAACTAAAAGCAGATCATCAGATTTTTCTGCTTTATGCCATTTGCTAAACCTTTTACGAGTTCTGATACTATTTAGCAAAAATAGGAATTGTGCCTTCTTTGGAAGATCGTAATACATGTTCATTTCATTGGCATAGAATACTGAATCCGGAAAATAAGATAATCCACGATTAGTCAAAAACGGTTCGTAGGATTTCTCCGCTAATTCATCGTTAGCGGAGTTTTCCATTAAGTTTTCTTTCGTGGTATTAATCGCATTCAAATAATCAAAAGGTTTCATTACAAATATTCTTCATTTATCAATGTTCGGTTAACAATATGTTCATTTTCAATATCATCTTTAGACTGCCCGAAATACTCTACACCAAGATGTTTTTCTATCATAATTTTATTGACAGATCTATAAGAATCTGTTTCACAATCATACACAATAAATTCCCCAAGGATACGACCAAACTTGCCTCTGGCATCATCTTTGTGAGTTTTAAGAACAGCACCACCTTTCAGCGAATTTTTCAAAAAATTCTTCGCAGCGATTCCATATCTCTTTTCCTCTTTATCACGAGTGCGGGACTCAGGAGTATCAATACCATACAAGCGAACGCGCTGGTTACTGAGAACAACATCAAAGCCAAGATCAATATCAACGTCCACCGTATCGCCATCCACCACTCTTTTAATTCTACACTTATATTCATACATTGTCAATACCTTTATTTAAGTTTATATTATCCACTGAGAGATACGCCTTTACCCATCTTGATCGCGTCCCATTGTTCTGGAGTGACATCGTTTAATCGAGAGCCTTGTTTATAGTTAGGATTGTATTCCGGATAAGAATTTACCTCTTTGTGCTCCTCGTCGTGTATATATAATTGAATTAAACTGTAGTGCAAAACTTTCATAATATCTTTGCGCCACTCAGCCGGAGACTCTCCTTTTTTCCCGTATCGCTTTAAGTATTTTTTAGCATTTCCAATACAAAATCCGGTTCCGTGTCCATCATCTATAATGTCTTCTGTCGCTTGAATTTTCCCGCCGGCATAATGTTGATCATATGTTTTATTAATATAACCTAACAACTCGGCGATCAATTCGTCTTCCCTGAATTTATATCCAGGCGATATATCACATGGTTTCATAATAACCTCACTGCCATCTATAAAATTTATGTTGACCTATTTGACCAACGACCTGCATTCCTCTATCGTTTATCCATTTCGGAGTGACATAGGAAGCGTGATAATGTGTCGAACCCTCAGTGATTCCTCTATACTTATCTTGATTCAATGATATCTCAGCAATATTTGTAGATTCTATCCAAGCACCCTCATCAAAGGGCTCATCAGACAAGCCATCACAAAACCAACTGAACTGACACATATTTTTTACTGGTACAATATTACCTTTCCAGTTAGTTCTCATTCTTGATTGCTCAACAACCTCACATACTGTGTTAGGATATCTACTGCTATCCACTCTATTTAAAACAACATCTGCTACTGCGATCTTACCTGCAAAGTTATCAGATCTAGCTTCGTGATAGATATTTAATGCCATACACTCCAAATCTCGTGAAGAATCAAAGATATCAGACTCGACACTTTCTTGCGGAAGATTCTCTTCGACTACTACACTTTCTTGCGGAAGATTCTCTTCGACTACTACACTTTCTTGCGGTGCATTATCTACCATTTCCCAAAAAACAAAAATCGTAAATAAAATCATCATGATATATGCAGCCAAGAAATACGGTTTCATTTGAAAGCATCCTTAGCATCATATTTTGCGCCCCACTTATCAACAAAAACTATTTTATTTTTATTGAGTTCTTCATCTATTTCAATACCCACAAAACCAAACTCCTCCAAAAAACGCAAATATGTTTTTGCAGTTCCTAAACGAACACCCCTAGAAATCCCCCAGAAGTGCGAACCTAACATACATATCAATGTTAAAATAGTGTAGGCTATCGGATCCATTTACATCTCCTATTTAAACTTACAGTCAGCCATAACTTCAGTTAGAAAAGATACTACATTTATTTCTTGATCTGAAACAAAAGCAGACTGATAAGAATATCTTGCAAGATGAATAACCATTTGCGGAATAGAGTTAGGCTCCAATACATCCGACATAACATCAAACATTTTGCGGAAGAATGATGCAGGATCACTTTCCAAATTCTCTGCAACCCACTTTCGCATAGACGCAAAGTTTTTCTCTTTGAGAATAGAAATAAGAGAGTCAACATCACTGTTTAACGTTTTTGCCAATATCCCAGTATCAATCTTTCCTAAAGCAGAATATCGTTGAAGTTCGTTTAGAATGCGCCGCCAATCAGGGCTATGTTTCTTAATCAACTTTGCAATAACAATGTCTTCATACTCTACGTTTTCGGCATCTAATATTTTCTTTGTTTTATCAAAGAATTTATTAGAGAGTTTAGCAATTTCTTTGTTGCTAATATTAAAGTCTATATTGGAACATCTACTATGTAATGGTTCAATAATCTTATTAGGAAAATTACAAGTGAGAATAAATCCGCAGTTAGCAGAAAATTCTTCAATGAAATTCCTAAGAGCAGGTTGAGTCGACATCGGATTAAGATAATCCGCTTCATCAAGTATTACATATTTACGTCCACCCTTCATTGAAATTGTTGACGCAAAATTATGTATTTCATAACGAAGAGTATCAATATTTCTATCCATCGATCCGTTAATTGTCATGTACGAACAACCAAGTTCTTCGAGCATAGCTTTTGCTACAGTTGTCTTACCTACTCCCGCCCGACCGGATAGGATCAAATTAGGAACAACTTTTTTGTTTATAAATTCAGCAAAAGTCGTTTTTAAATCTTCAGGTAAGATAGTATCTTTAATAGTTTTGGGTCGATATTTCTCGACCCATAATACATTTTCTAACATAAAACACCCCACACATATCAAAAAAATAGTTTAGCACATAAAAACAAAAAACACAAGCCAAACATCAAATAAAGAAACAACTTAAAGTTGGGGGTCATTCTGTATACGAAGATCCAGATTCTGTTGCAATCCAATAATCTAAGTTACCGGAAACGCGAGAGAAGTGAGAGATACCATCTGTGGAAATCGACACATCATAATCTGCATTAACAATCTTCAGATTCTCATAGTTAAAAATGGTTTGGAATTCAGAAGCAGTGTCCCCAACGTCAACCGAGAACTCGTCAGAATCTTGATTTTTGATATCAATAGCAACAATAGATATTTTATCTCGATTGCCTCGAACAACAATGTTAGGTAAGCCCATCACTCCAGCCATCTTAAATATTTGTGTGAAGGTACTAGAGTCTAAACGAAATTTTATGTTGGCATTCGACAACTCAATATCATTTTGAGGGGGGGATACAACAAGAACTTCATCAGACAATCCGTATCGGACTTTGGCTGCACTATCAGAAATCAACAAAGAGTTTGGATTGTCAACTTCAATACTAGGATCTTCCATAGAAGATAACACAGACAAAAATCTATTTAAATCGTAGATAGTAAAATTATTATCAAAAGAATCATTCACGGTAGCCCGCGCTAAAATGTTTTCTTGTTTAGAAATAGTTCTGATAACATTACCTTGCCTAAACACTAGACTAGGATTAATAGCAGAAAAATTCCTAAGAACGTTCAAAGTATCTTCGCTAAGTTTCATATTCACCTCTGGCATAATTTACCCCATTATATACTAAAACAATTATAAAGTCAATAGAGGGGCGGGAATTCCCGCCCATATTTTTATTGAGCAGCTTCAACTGGCTGAGCTTCAACTTCAGCCGCAGTTTCTTCTTCAGCTTCAGATTCCCGCACAGACGCGACGACCTGATTAGAAAATGCATCTTTAGCAACAGACAACTGATCTAGTTGGAATTGCAGATTTTGCATTTTGTTCGCAATGTCTTGTACTTGCGCAACCAAATACTTCTGAGCATCATTTAGTTGCTCTTCAGTATACTCTTTACCATCGATAGTAATCATAATAAAACTCCTTAAGGTTTATAAAAAACGAATATGGGTTCGTATTTCATAACTTGCCCATTTATTTTGCAACTATTTTTAGCAGTTGCCTTACCAGTCTCAACATCTATTCGATTTGCGCCTGGCATTCTAGCGAGTGCCATCTTGAGAACACCTTCGTATTGCATTCCCAAACTCTCTAAAATTTCTTTACTGTCATCTTCTAATGGCAGTAACATTTTTCCTAATTTAATATCTGCAATATTCCACAACAGATATCTGTCATTTTTTAGATATTCTACAGCAGTCTGTAGAGTTTGTTTTAAGAAACCATCTCTCCAAGTTTCGTAAGTATTATATTTTTTGTAAGACTGAGATTCGTCTTCCGCGTAAGCCTCTTTGCAAAAGTACGGAGGCGATGTGAACACCAAATCCAGTTCACCTTTATGTTTTTGGAAATTCGGATCTTCGCCGATAACTTCCGAACCTAACTGATAGATTTCATGTGAATGATACTTCTTGAACAACACAGCATCATTCTTAACTTCATTATAATATCTAGCAAGGTCTTCGTATTTAGTACTCAAAGTTCCGTCAGGTAAAGTTATTGTATGATCTTTATTAGGGTCTGTTCCTATGTAGTGAATTTTAAACGGAGATCTTACAGACATCGCACCTAGCAGCCTACCACCCCAGCCACTCGAGGGATCATATATTTTTATAGTGTCTTGTTCGACAATATGATTAGTATATTTTTCATACAAAAATTTAGCAGTCAAAGGCGGAAAGTTCACCGCATATTGGCACCACGAAATACGAAATGCACGAAATCCTGCAGGAAAAAGTTTTTGTCCTTTTTCAAAAAATCTTATTGTATATATGAAACCCTCTTTATCTTCAGGATCAATATTAGTCATACACGACTCGGGTACATTATACTCTAAAAGTTCCTCCTTTGTCAATAGCAAATATTTGTTTGATGAGAGTTTATCATTGTATCCACTATAAGAAATATCTTTTTTGTGCTCTATCCAATAATCATGAGTATCGTATTGTCGTGCTTTGGTTTCAAACCATTCTATGAAACTTTTAGAATCCGTAACTACATGTCGAACACTTCCAACTTCTAATTGACTGCCTACTACTATAGTTTGTGAATGCTGATAAAAAGAATCTTTTTTGAAATGCCTACGAGCATACCTTAATGTTTTTTCTAAAAGATCCTCGTTCACAAAATGGTCATAGATAGACAACCCGATATCTTTTTGGGAATAATTTATTCGAGTTTTCATCATTGTAGGAAACCATTGATTAACAGCATTTCCCAAATTACTTGTATTTCGAATTACATTAGATTCTCCTGTCAGTTCGTCTACATGTTCAAATTCATTTACGGGATAGCCGTAGAGTTTTTTAAATTGTGCTCGAATTCCAGACTCATCACAACCAACTCTGGGAGGCACACCAAATTCATCCCACGTCTTAGACACAACAGATCTTAACTGAATAAACCATTCTCGGAATTCTGTTTCCGACATCCACAACACATCTTCGAAAGTTTTATTAACTTCATGATCTAAAATATAATTGTTTTTTTCATAAAAAAATTTCATACAATTTGTTCCAATTCAACACCACTCATCCACAAAAAATTCTTCCCTGCGCCTTTATTTGATTCATATTCTACGCTATAGTATACTTTATCTATACCGCTCTGATATATCAGTTTAGCACAATCTATACACGGCATATGTGTTGTAAACAAAACTGCACCCTTACAAGACTCCGAACTTTGCGCAACTTTCGCTATAGCATTTGTTTCGGCATGCAAAACTTCCGGCTTAGTAATTTTTTTACTGTACACATCAAAATCTTTCGGATGCATCCAATCATCAATTAATTCGGGATCATAGTACTCACATTCATTATCCCAACCAGAAGGCATACCGTTATATCCAATACTAATAATACGATTGTCTTTTACGATAATGCATCCGACTTTTGCACGAGTCGCATAACTCAATTTTGCAAAAGTTTTTGCCACATCCATATAAGCATTTTCGAATTTATATTTCATTTAAATCTATTCTGATATTTTGTTGAGTGTATTATAGCACAAAATAACTTAAAATGCAACATTCCAATATAAAATATTTTTTGGTTTATCGTTCGTTTCATAGTAGTTCATCATAGGCTGCCAACCCTTAGCGTCATATGTAGGCGCAGAGGGGAACGGTGGCATTTCGTGTTTCTTAACTGGTCTATCAAATTTATAAGGAGAAATGTGATGAATTGCTCTACCGATTTCATTATCCTTCATTGTATGTCCAACTTGAACAACATGAATTTCCGCATCAGGAAATGCTAATTGCAATCCTCTACTGAGAGTTCCAGAAGATCCTACTGACCAAACAGCATCTGGAGTTATAGGTAAATCTCGAGCAACTTTTATGATGGATGCTAGAACAGTTTCGTGCTCCAATCCAAGGGGTAGAACTCGGCGTGTAGATGGAGACTTTTCTACATACTTACGCGCATGGGATTGTGTAACATTGAGCATTCCCATCTTAACCCAGTGGTATTCTGCACCGAGTTCTATCCCCCTTCTCTGATAAGCGTGAAGCTTATCCATACTTCTTTCTGCCATAAACAAAACGGCTTTTTTTCCGTACTTAGCACAAACTACTGGCAGACTTATTTGTGCATATCCAGTTGCAGGGCAAGATCCGAACACCCACTCTTCCACATTTCTGTTTTCTTCGGCGTGACCGATAAAATAATCTATAAACCTAATTTTACTTCCATAATCCAATAAATCATCACGCACTACAGATATGCCTTCGTATTCCTCGATTACAGGCGCGGGGTTTGGGTCTTGCCAACCAGCAATCAACTGTAAATAATCTTCAGCCAATAAGTTTGTCATATAAAAATTTCTCAGTAACAACATCAACAACCAAATGAATTCTATCTTCATCACCAAAGTTTACTGCTTTGTGTGGCTTCCTCGTGTCAAGAAACCAACACTCACCGACATCCATTTTGACATTATGTTCTACTCCGTCAGT